GTATGCGTCAGTACATCCTGAGTTCGACCGGTGAGGCGCACTGTATGTCGTGCAAGAAGGCGTGGCCGACGAACTTTCTCGTCATGAACCTAAACCGGTCGTTCGTCGACAAGGAGTATGCCGAACACAAGAAGAAGCTACTACTCGAAAGAGAGGTCAGCAAGCTTCCTGACACGATGGAGACCGCGCAAATATCCAAGGAGCACAAGGACAAGTCGAAGGAAGAACGCGCAAAGGCAAACAAATACATCAAAGAAATGGCGGATTTGGAAAAACAGATACAAGAACTTACCCTGAAAAAGCAAGAGCAAGAAACGATGGCAAACCGTCATCTGCGTGCATCAGAACGGCATAAGCGGAACGCATTGCGTCCGGGTGCTGCCGAGAATACGACGGGTGCGGCCGATGCCGAGAAGAAGGAAAAGAAGCGTTTCATCATGCCATGTCCAGGAGCAGAATGTCGCGGGTTTCTTTCCACACAATACAAGTGCGAACTCTGTTCCATCCATGCGTGTCCGAAGTGCTTCGAGATCATCGGAACAGACAAGAATGCTGAGCACACGTGTAATGAAGACAATGTGAAATCGGCCGAGATGATTCGCAAGGATACCAAGCCGTGTCCTGCGTGCGGGACACGCATTTCCAAGATTGACGGATGCGACCAGATGTGGTGCGTCGAGTGCCATACGGCATTCAGTTGGAACACTGGGAAAATCGACAACGGGCGCGTCCACAATCCGCACTTCTATCAGCACAAGCGAAACCAAAACAACGGGATGATTCCGCGCGCACCCGGCGACGTGCTGTGCGGAGGACTTTGTAATGTGGACCAGCTCGAAGCAGGCATATGTAACAAGATGAAACACGAAGAAGGAGACAGCGTGTATATTCGCGAAACCCATCGTCTACCTGGTAGGAGGCGTCACGCGGAAGCGTATCACAATCATTACCACCACAATCGCGTTGTCGTATATGGCAACGTATTGATGGAAGTCGAAGGAGTCAATGGACCGGGACACGTAATCATCGACTTCAAACGCGAGGACGTGAATGAATGCCCCCATTGCCGAGGACCATGCTACGCAAACAAGTGGAAAGGAACGCAAGAAGTTCGCAAGAATCTCGTCCGTTCCACCAAACAAGATGAGTTGTTCATACTGCACCAGTTTGTGAGTCACATTACGTATGATTCGCTGCCAACCGCACGGAGGCGTGCCGCGGACGATGACCACGAAAACACGATCAAGATGCTGCGTGTGGCCTACATCTTGGGGGACCTGTCGAAAGAGGAACTCGCGTCGCAGGTATATGTCATCGAGAAAAAGAAGGAGCAGCAAGTGGAACTTCTCCATATTTACGAACTGCTTAGCGTGGTAGGAATCGAGTTGTTTACGAATATGTCCAACAGCACGAACCAAGGTGCCGAATTCAACCGCGAACTCAAGGAGCAATTGAGGAACTACCGAACGCTCTGCGATTACTGTAACGAGCAGTTCGCCAATATCAGTATCAGCTACCATGTGAAGGTCGACCAAATCGACGAAAACTGGAAAGTGAACCCGCAAAAGTTCAGCGTCCGTAATGCTCGTAAAGGAAAGGGGAAAGGGGAAATCGGCAGCGACAAAGGCAACGGCATAACAATTAGCCAAACAACATAAAGATTTGGAAGCATTCATCAATACTAAATAAATATGTATACACGAAACAAGTATTTTATAATGACAATGACACTGATGTTTGTAGTCTCTAATTGTGAAGCAGTGTATAGACCGGCGCATTCTATATTTGGTAGTAAAAATGCAAATGTAAATAGTCACCATAAATCTACAAATTTTCTTTCGGATTGTATTTCCAATAATGCTTGCTTATCAAGACTGAGGGATGTTGATTTTGGATCATTCCCTTCTAAAATTAAACCACACATTTCGAATGTTGCGATTGGAGTAACATTTACTTCATGGGCAGTCAACACATTGCGTGCAACTTCAAATCCGAATAAATTTTCGCACCAAGACTTCAACGAGACAACGCGTTCAGAGGTAGAAGAAGAACCAATTGCGTCGGAACCATGCGGTGCCCAAAATACGCCATCATCACCGCCATCAAGCCCATACCCCAAAACGAAAGATGGAACGGTTACCGATTACAAATTCAACATCGACCCCGCAATGACAACTAGCGTCTTCGTGCAATTTCAGAGTCACGAAATTGATAATACTCTTGAACATGGAGTGTGTAATTCTACTTACGTTTCACAGGATAGCGACGAGATAAGCATTGAAGAGGGCGACATCGTCACAATTCATAGTAAAACCGGACTTTTCTGGTGGCATGGTGTCAATTCCAAAGGTGAACGGGGTATGTTTCCGGCAGCCAACGTGGTAAGCATTAAAAAACAACAACAATGGCAAATAACTGCGAATAAATGCGAATAAATAAAATGTTCGATGATACTTTATTTATTTGTTTGATTGATTATTTATTTATTTTCCTGGCCCTTTTCCTCGGTAACATTTCCGAATCGCTTCTTGAACATTGTGCGAAAGAACATTCGCAAGTCCACATAAGTGGTATTTGTAATATGGGTTGGTAAGGCAATAATTCCTTGTCCGCGTTTCAAGTGCCGCGAACCTTTGAACAGCACTTTGTCAAGCACTCGTATGATTTGTTTTTCGTCGTTCGTCATTTTTGAGCGTGACACCCTATATTCGCTCTTGTATGTGAAGCGATTGTAATTTCGGTCCTTATAAATGTGGTGATACTGATTCAAAACAGGCGCGTTTCTTACCAGTCCGACACCTCGTATCTTGTTCTTATCGTTACGCATTTCAAGAACAAACATAGGAACATCAGCATTATGAGATGCGCTAACTCTTTTGGGCGTTCCATACACACAACCTGACCAATTATTAGTTTTTCGCCACGATTTGTTTTCTTTCCATGTGGTTTTATCGAATCGTGTAGTTGTAATGATATGCATGCAGCGAATAATGTATAAGAAAAAGTGTAGCATTAATATTCAATTTTTCTTATTAAACATCATACAAAGTTTTGTAGCGCGTTTCTCTCTTTTAGCCGTGCGATTTTGTTCAGAAGGACTATTCAAGAATGTATATTTTAATGAATTTGCGTATGTTTGTGACGATGCGACAGTAATAAGACATCCCTTTCCGCTACAGCAACTATTTCCTACGCGTGTAGAATTTCTATTCATAAATCTTTTACATGTTTCTTTATTTTCGAAATGAACGTAGAAGTTTCTTGTCCTGGACATTTCTGGCATAGACAATCCTGCGAAACCGGCGTTGTTCTCCTGTGACGATTCTTCATTTTGTATGGGTTCACGACAAACCGGACAATTTTGTCGTAAGTTACTCTTATAAAGTTGGCTCAAGCAACCGCGACAAAATTCGTGCGCACAGTTTAAGATACCTGTTTCGTTTTCTGTAAGCGGTTCTAGACAAATAGGACACGCATCACATTCCTTACCATCCATATGTGCAGCCATATTGAATAGTTTTATCATTTATTGCTTATATGTTTTTATTGTTGATATAATGTATACTATGCAAGGTTTATTATTGCTTGCCTTTTCTCTCCTTGTGACATATGTGGTTTCTAAAACGACCGATTTGAAACCATTAACAAACTACGAAGACTATTCAGAATACTTACCTATAGTAACATCGAATATATATGCCGACTTGTTGATTATTCTGGTAACATTTACAGGCGTTCTAGGCAATGGTAAGTCGTGGAAGGTGTTGACAAAGTGGTATAAGAAATACCGATTGTCGGCTATGATGGCCGATATATTGATCGGTGTGATTTATCTTTTGATTGCCCGATACATCGCACACACACTCCAACTAAATGTCTCGTTATTTGAATTTGGTCTTGTCGCAGTAGGCGTGCAACTAGTCTTGGATTTCTTGTTCTACATCTTTTTCACATTTGTACCCAAAGGCTCAAATCACATGCTCGATTTGTTCAAGGACTGGGCGAAATACGCAAAGCTAGATGCTTTATGGGGTGACAGCATCCTTATCTTAGTCGGCGTGGTTCTATCGTCTTACTTACACGCACAATCTTTGAATACGAATTTGTTCACAATGTTGGTGGGATTGTATTTAATACCTTACGTGATACACATGAGAGATTAAACCTTAAACATTTTGCTTGATATGTTTGAATAATGGCACACTGAGAGAAAATAGAATGCCGCCCCATAACGTATCCATCAATAATGTATTCCACTGCCATTTATCGAAGATCGCGTGATTCGTTGTTTCGTAAACACCGTAAACGAAAATGCCTAAAAAGAACATCTCGACAATCGTCATATTTTTCATGATACCAAAGTAGAATATTCCAGTTGTCAGTGCTAGATAGCAAAGGAACAGCGAAACAGGATTCAGTGTAATACTAGAGCCTTGAATCGCGTTCAGTTGTTTGTTGAAATGGCTCGAAGCTAAATACAAGTATCCAGTATCGATGCAAATAAATACGAGCGAAAACAATAAGTAATCCTTTATAAATTCTATATTGAGCATTTGTATTCTACAATATAGCTATATTTAAATAACATCACGCTTCTTTGTAGGTGAAGTCATACACCTTCCGATGTAAGGTGTTGATGCTGTGGACGTCTTCCGCATCAAAACCGAATAAGGACGCAAGCGTTTCATCCGTGATGGGTCGCGCGAGTTCATCCACCAATTGGAACAGATCTGGAATCAATTCAAACGCGTAGCGTTCCAAATACTTCATTCGATACCGCGTGGTTTCGAATAGATAGAGCGCGGTTTTGGTCGAAAACAACTCGCGCAATAAGACGAGCTCCTCCATCGAGCGCCCCGAAATCACGTAGTTGTCGCGGTTCGAGATGCCGAAATTGCCCGATGCGTCCATGTAGGGGAAACCATACATTTTATGGGGGAGCACCAACTTACAGACCCCGTGGTGATGAAGTGGTTTGTTGCTGTAGTTCACTACAAGTCGTGGGGAGACCCCTTCTAATACCGCGGTTCGAATGTTTGGAAATGGATGCGTGCTGTCCGGCGTGCTTACGAGCGATATTCCTTTGCGTGGAATGTTCGTTTTTTCCACGCGAATATGCCCCAGCGCTTCCACAAACGGCATTAATTTTGAGATAACTGCCGCACCAAACACGGGAATGGGTGCGTGGGGCTTCATGATATATTCGACGTAGTCCTTTCGGTCCCTGTCGTAAAGCCGCGTGAGATTGTCCGTGGGTCGGTTCACAAGCCAGAAGTAGCAGGTGGGTGTTTGGGCTTCGGAAGAGAATACGCGGTTTGTCTCGGTGTTGGTCAGGCATCTTAGCATCTCTATTTTATAGTATGTCAGATAGTGGTATGTTTGTGCCTTGTCAGGCTTCATCCAGATGGAAGGGACAATCACAAGGAGGTTTCCATTTGGTTTCAGGAGAGAAATGGACTTCTTAATGAATGGAATCCATATCGTGGTTCCATCCTTTTTCTTGCTCTTGGCTCCATTTGTCGGGACCTTCTTTGTGCCGTTTGAGTTGTAAGGTGGGTTGCCGATGACATAATCGAACGCGTGTGTTCCGGTGTATTTCGTAAAATCCCCGCATATTACGTTCGCATCATCCCCAAAGAGGCCTTGCAAAATCGATGCGTTGTCTTCCTGGATTTCAATCATATAAATCATATTTTTGATGATGTGATCATACCGCTCCTTTCTCTCTGGTAGTAAGGATGCTAGACCGATGTCCAACTTCCAAAAGAGGAACATCGAGAAGAATCCGGTGCCCGCGCCCGGGTCGAGCCACTTGGCGTCTGGATTTGTGAAGGCCGTTGCTGGAAGCATCTCAAACATCTCCTTAATCATGCTGAACGGAGTGAATATCTCTCCATATGCCGCCTTTTTCTCCTTTTGCGTGGAGAGATTTTGTTGGTACTCCAATCGATTGATAGTGCGGATTGCCATGATACACATTCGATACATTCAAATCAAGGTTCCCTTGCGTAAAACAGGAAAAAAAGCCCAAATGGGCTCAATTTCAATTTTTTTGTTTATTATTTTTTTTGCGGTTTTGCGTTTTATGGTTTTTCTGTTTTTTGCGCGCGCTTATTCACTCTTTGTCTCCGGTGTATACCTACTCGAGGATCTCCATGTCATACGGATCATAGTCGTAGTAGTCACATACGTTTTCCTCCCCCTCTTCTTCGCCGTAGTAGTAGTTCCACGACTCTTCCTCATGGAATCGCTGCGCATCTTCGGTATACGACTCCATCGTCTTAGGAGGAGATGTCACATCTTCTTCGCACCAAGATGGCGTCGGTGTCGGCGTCGGCTCATTCACCGGATGGCACCAAAGCGGTGCGATTTCGCTATTTGCGGATGCCGTCCATGCGTTGAGTGTTGGATCGTTCCAGTAGTTCATCTTGACCTGGTGCTCGAGAGTGCTCATCTGCGTCTCAAGACACATGATTCGGTTCAAGTGACTCACTTCCACTTTCGTTTGCAGATTGCTTTTCGCCTCCAGTTCCATGATTCGCTTTTCCAGGCGCACTTCCGTAGCCGTCATTGGATTCTTGTTTTCGAGGAGCAGCCAGTAGTTCGGGTCGTCATGGACAAGACGGGCTTGGCGGGACGGGTCCTTGATACGCTCTTGGATATTGCGTGTCGATGGGCAATCGAACCAAGACATATGAACGAATGCTTCGTTGTGCGCGGGCTTGTAAACAATGTCGACGCGCTCAACCACCCCGAGCTCGTTTGCGTGAAACACCTGCGCGATCATTGCTTCATCTGCCCACTCAGACGTGATGCGCGGGATGTAGACCGAAAGCTTGTTGTCGAAAGTATTCGCGTTGTTGAAAGTATTCATCATCATTGCTGTTGTTGATTTGTATGTGTAGGAGAGACATCTCGCAGAGCATTTCAATTTTTCTTGAAATTCACATACGAAACCGAAAACTAAACTATATCCACTCTTTTGATAGAACACGCTTTATAACTTTTTTAAGATGCTGTTTGTTTCGGCAATCTATTGCGCCCGTTTCCATTAACGCCCACGCGTTGTCGGGGGAGACCACTGCTAGATTCTCACAAAAACGCGTCACCCCCGACTTTTCAGGGGTTGAATGACTCACAACTACATGGAAGCCAGAGAGAAATGTGGAGAGGTCCGAACTGAACACGGCATCTCGACAGTCGTAAATTTCGTCTGAAAGTCGCGCGCATCCCGTGAAGCATGGAATGTAACAAGATGCCACTAGACACCGTATGAGCTCCTCACGCGAATCCCAATGACTCACCATTTTACACTTCGAATTGTTGTTTGGGTCGCATAAGATGACCCCTACATATCCGTTTGCGTACACATGGGCGTCCGGAGGCAGCGCCTTTTCCATCATAGTTGTTACGAAATTCGCCATGCCACCAAACCGGGTTCCTAGCGGCATATTTCTATAAAGGTCAACGATGGTTTCGATGTCGACATTGGAACACGTCAACAGGGTGGCGACCAACGCACCGGCGCTATACCCGGCAAAAAATGCGGGGCGATCCGTGTCTAGGAATTTCATTCCGTATCCGAGTCCATACCAAAACGCAGGAAATCCACCACCTTCAAAAACAATATTCATGTTACATTAATTCTAGATATATAACTTTATATGATGAATTAAGACACTTAATCCGATATTTGTTTGTATGCTTATTATAATATACTTGTATGTATTCACGCCCATTTCCTAGTCTAAATAAGACGATTGTGAACTCAAGCGATTACATTGCCAAAAAACGACAAGTGTCTACTTACAAAAATGCAAATCGCGAAACGAGTGGATTCGGTGTTGGGAAAATCGATGATCTAACTTCTGTTGTGGTGACCGCGCCAAATTACGAGGAACTGTTGACCCTGACTAAGGGAAGGCATCATTGTATAGTAGACAACAGCGGTGCCGAAACGCTCAAATATGACATCTGGTCGGGAAATAAGATGGTAGTAGATTACGGAACACATAACCCCGTTACCTATACCGGTGACTTGGATGCGGCAGGAGGCGCAACAAATACACGTGGTGGTAAATCAAATATGATTCCGTATCCAACCACAATCAATACAACAAGCGGCTACCCTGGGTTTATTGTTGATAATTCTGGAGCGCTCTTTGGAACGGGGGAATTAGGTGAGGGACCGGCATGGGTGGACAAAATTGCGGACGTGAGCTATACAAATACGAGTGACTATAAACGAGGTAATAAATCACAACCGCTCCACAACTTTCACTTTCCACGACGTGTTCCCCTTGATTAGACACGGCTATAAATATATATAAAATTGATTTCAACTGATATCAATAATATCATTTACAGAAATGAAATTATCGGATGAGCAACAGCAGGCATTGGCCGCATTCAAGCAGCGCAAAAACATATTTATTACGGGTCCAGGTGGAACTGGAAAAAGTGAACTAATACGGCATCTTGTGGCGGAGGCATACAATATGGGGCGTCGCGTGCAGGTATGTGCGCTTACTGGTTGTGCTGCCGTGCTCCTTCAGTGTCCGGGTGCGAAGACGATTCATTCGTGGTCGGGGATTGGATTGGGTAATGGAGACCTACATACCGTAGTAGATAGGGTATCGAAGAATAAGCGCAAGCGAATTGCGTGGACGGAAGCCGATATCTTGATCATAGATGAGGTGAGCATGATGTCGAAGAAACTATTTCATATACTAGATCGGACTGGCCGCAAGACGCGAAAGCGCCTTGATGTGCCATTTGGCGGCATACAGGTGGTCTTTTCGGGTGATTTCTACCAGCTTCCACCGGTTCCAAGTGATGACGAACCCGATTCAAACGCATTTTGTTTCGAAAGCGAAAACTGGAGCAGCACGTTTGACGAAACAATTGTGCTAACCACGATGTTTCGACAAACAGACCCCGCGTATGCAAAGGTTCTGAATCAGCTACGCGTGGGGAAAATCACCAAGAAGGGGTTACGATTGCTCGAGGGGCGTGTCGGTGTTTCTTGCGAAGACGAAATCATTCAACCTACCATCTTGCTGCCTCGGCGCCGTGATGCAGACGTGATTAACAAACGTGAGCTCGCCAAACTGAATACGGAAGAACGCCGCTTCAAACTTGCCACGCATTGGGAACCGGTAAGCGCGATTGCGAGCAACGGCAACGGAGCAGCAGAGGCTACATATGACAACGTGACGGACGAACAGCGTATGAACGAACTCAAATACTTGTCCACAAACATCATGGCGGATAGTGAACTGGTGCTCAAAGAGGGGGCTCAAGTCATGTGCGTGGCAAACGTGGACATGGAAGGACCGGAGCCATTAGTCAATGGAAGTCAAGGGGTCGTGGTAGGTTTCGAAAACGGCGCACCGCTTGTGAAGTTCCGTGGCGGAACCATTCGAAAAGTTGTGCCTCATTTGTGGGAGAGCGAAACGATCAAGGGAATCGGGGTCAAACAAATACCGCTCATTCACGCGTGGGCAATCACCATACATAAAGCGCAAGGGGTCACCCTCGATCTTGCCCAAATAAATGCGGGCAGCAGCATCTTCGAATGCGGTCAAACTTACGTGGCGCTTTCACGGGTAAAGTGTGCAAGCGGACTCTTCCTTAGTGCGTTTGATATTCACAAGATTACCACCAAGAAAAAGGTGAAGGAGTTTTATGCGTCTTTGGTTGCGTAGATTTATTCGGATAGACTGTCGTACACAGCAGCACCTGCTTCAAGACCGAAGCCAGCAAATAGATATTTGGCCCAAGGCAATAGACCAATCGCACACAAAATAATACCTACATATTGCTGTGTTCGTAGTTCTTGTAATGGTTTGGAACCAGGTTTGTTGTATTTTTTAATCAGAAAATATCCTGGAATGAAAAACACAAGACTGAATAACGCGGTTGCTGTAAGCGCGGCAACACTTCCTAGCGTTCCATAGAAAAACATTTTGAATAAACCCATAAATTCGTTCCCTTGAGATTTTTTACCACCGTATTTACAACTCCCCATAATATTTATATTCTAAATGTATATTTTAATTGAAAAAAATGGAGATGGACAATAATAATCTATGAATTTTCACTTCCAACCAACTGTTTCACTTCCTTTTCAAATTCGAGCGTAAACGACCAGTCCGTATTGTTGAGGTCAACGATCCGCCCATACTCG